TTTCCCGCCGCCCCGTTCCCCCTCTTAGTCCTGCTTCGGCTCTTCAACCGGAGCAGATTGTGGAGGCCGAGCGGGAGCAAACCGCTTAGCAATCTCCGCAATATCAGCTTCCATAATGCCAAATGGTTCCCGTTCTTTTGAAACAGAGAACTCAGGCTCGGCATGAATGGGAGCAAACTGTGCTGCCATAGCCATGTAGTTCATGGCATCAATGTAATTGTCATCCAGCGTTCTGGCTTCTTGGAGCCGTGCCAATTTCGTGGCAACGTGGATCATCACAACTTCATATGCCGAGATTTCTGTGTTCAGCAGAGTGGATGCAAGTTTAGCAGTGCGGTCAAATGTTTCCTCCACGTTTCCGTACTGTAACCCTCTCTCCCGCAAAGTGTGGATTGCCTGAGTGAGAATATCCTTGTGATTCGTCATACCCATATTCCTTATCTAAATCGTAGTACTCTTGAACCTTGCCAATGTGAGCCGTGTTGAGAATGAGATCTCCACGGTCCTCAAAAGCAAGTTCCCCCGTTATTAGGGTGCGCCGGTACAGAAGCTTGCAGATGATAAACTCTTCACGGTTCATCAGCCGACAAAAGTCTGCACAGGAATTCACATCACTCTCTACCGTTAGCTGATGAATTAGAAAATTCTTAGCACTCGGCATATTCATCGTTATCAGAAACTTCACGATGATCCCCCGTTCTTAATTTGGCGGAAGATTACCTTATCCGCAGGACACATATAGAAGTCTTCATTCTTGTCCGTGTTTTTAGCATGGATGGTCTCAACCCTCCAATGCTCACGGGTATCACTTTTGATGATGGCTACCCACTCCCAGTTAGCACTGAGAATGACATAGGCCACAACCTTGCCAGAGCCACGGTCAACCGCTGCCTTGTTGGATACGATCATAGCTGAATAGGGCCAGCTATTGTTGTCTGTGAAGTCATAGCCAGAGCCCTTGACTTCCACACGCTCCCACTCGCCACCCTTTTTCTTTCTGAAGAGGTCGCCCTCGTCATAGAAATCAGCAGGGTTCTCATGGGCCTGAGCCGCCACGATTGGCGGGATCATGACTGCATATCCTGCCGTGTTCAGCCACTCCGCGACACGGAAGACCGCAGCACGGGAGCCAAAAAGACGCTTCACAAACTTATCGTGTCTATCATTCATGACCGTCTCTCAGGACTACAGTTCCATCCATTTTGCGCTTCCACTTTGACCGTTTCCCGCCAGGGAGAGGGCTTTTAGAGGCAAGCTTGGCGCCTACGTGAGCTTGGTGGATGCGTTTGACCTTGGCGATCTTAGGCACATCCACGGTAGAAGTATGAACACGGTGGCACTTCCGATGGGCAACAAGCCAGTTAGACTCATCATCAGCACCGCCGCACTCAAGAGGAATTTCGTGACTAACATCCCAATCCTGTCCCGGCACCACCTTCAAGCTGCACAAATGGCAGATGCCAAAGTGCCGCACGAAGATGTCAGCCCTCATTTTAGCGGAGATACGGACCCGCTTAATTGCCCTTGTCATTTGAGACGACAAGTCTGATTTTTTCTCTTCTTTCAAACTCATCTATCTCTTCCGATCCATCATGCCAGCCTTCAAATATATTCTTCATGCTTGCTATGCGCTTGTTCAGTTCTTGTGTGCCTTCATCTCTGTTCATGTTTTCAAAGATGTGCTCAATGAAAGCTGTCTGAAGAACATCAAGCGCGAACTTGTCGCTGTCCATACAGATGACGTTTTGGATTTCTTGAAGAGCTTCTTCAAACTCTTCAAAACTTTCCCAATCAATGTCCTTCAAGTCGTCCAAATCATCTTCATCCATCACACACCTCAAAGCTTCATTTCTGCACGTTTGGTAGCCTCAAAAGACTGCCACTCATTGAACTTCATGCGGATGTATTCCAACTGGACCTTTAGAAGCGCAGCTTTCTCCCGCGCTTCCACCATTGTCTTGATGTAGTCAGACCATTCCGCAGATGCCTTTACGTTCATCTCGGCACGGCTGACCGGCATATCCCCTTGCATAGCCATTTGCTTGGCTAGGAAGCTGCTCTTAGTTTCTTCCAACAGGGAGGCAGCAGAGTCCGCATCAACCCATTTTTTGGCGATGACGCGGAACTGCTCTGAGAGCGGGAGGTTTTGATCCATTTATTTTTTACTCCGCATGGTGTTCCCTTTGATGATGCAAAGCGCATAGCCATTTAACATCCAGTGGTTTTGAATAATCTTCATGATGAGCATGTGACTTTTTGTTGCCGCATACCTCACAAGCTTTCCTTTTTATTTTACCATCCCGCACGGCATTATTTAATGCTGTATGGGCTTTGTAGCGATCTGGATATTTTTGACGATATTCTCTGCTTACTTTGGCAACGTGTGCCTTGCGATGTGGTTGGGTATAATAGCGCCAGCGATCATAATCCCTGACGCTATCGTTTTCTTTGCGATGCGTTTTAACTCTCGTTTTAACGCACGGTTTGCAGATGTTTAGATGCCCATCTGCCATTCTACTGTGTTTGTAAAAGTCAGAAATTGATTTTTCTGCATTACAACGCCGACAATTTTTTTTGTCCATTTGATGCTCCAAGAGGTTGGACTACCCCTTGGAGCTTAATCAAAAGGGATGTTGTCGTCAAGGATTTGGGCTGTCGGACGATCATCACGAACTTGCTGCTGCTTGGGCGGCGCTTGGCGTGTTTCCTTTTCCTTCAAGTTAAAGGACACCCAAGTGTTGCCGTTCTTGTCGGTCTTGAGCCACATATTGACCCAGTGCTCCTTGCCATGGATCAGGGCGCTGCCCGTCAGGTCGGGGCTGGTTTCACGGTCACGGCGGCTGTTGTGGAACGCGCTGCCGCTCATGTCTTTCATTTCATAAGCCATTACTCTGCTTCCTTTTTATAAAGTTGGTCAAGGGTAGTGATTTTATATTCAAGCTCTACGAGAAACTTCTCAACTTCGCGTTCTAGCTCAATGATTATATCATCATCGCTCTCAACACGCTTAACAAAAAGCTGCATATGCTCAGGCATACGTGGATCAAAGCTCACGAAGTCACACCACTTACGCTCCGTGCAAGCCATCTGCCACATGATCTGAGTTACATATTTGGACGGGACTTTCTCGTCCAGCAGCGTGTCAATGTGGGTGGATGTGTTGGGACATTTGATCTCAACAAGTCCATCCTCATCAATCAAGCCGTCAGGGCTTGCGCCAGCGTTAGCGATGCTGGGATGGAGAACCAAGCCGGTCTCGGTGACAAGGTTGCCGCTGTGAGCTTCATAGGCAGACCTAGCCATCGGTTCCGTTTCGGTTCCCCACACCATTGCAGCGTTCTGGTAAAAGTCCCCCTGTTTACCAGTCAGCCGCTCGCACACCAGTTCGGCCATATAGTTGGCACGGCTGGTGCTATATCCGCTTTTCGTCTTGGCAATAATATCGGCTACGCGAGACGCAGTGACCTTGCCAAGGCGGGCGGCATACCATTCGGGACTACGCTGTTCCATTGTGCTTCTCCAGAACTTCTCTAGCGATTGCGGACAGTGGGTGGTCCTGATGAACGGGGTGATAGGCGATGTTCATGAGAGCGACCCAGTAGTCGCCCTCCCTTGCACCGCGTGTGACATCCAAGACCTGATCTTCAAGTTGACCCAGAAGATCATCAACGCGCTTCATTTCAGCGTAGAGCTCAGACATCTTGCTCATTGTGCGTCATCCTTCTGGACAGGCTTGGCAGCAAGCGCCTTCAGCACATTGAGAGAGTCGGCATCAATGGCGCCGCGCTCATCATTGGGGAGGCCCTTATACCAATCACGCAGGGCATCAGTGCCATTGGCAGCAGCGGCCTTGCCAGCATCCAGAACCTTTTCAATATTTACCTTTGGCGCGACCTTCTTGGCAGGGGCGGCAGGGCCAGACTGAACAGCGGTATTGCCATCGTCATCTTCTGTGCCGATGCAGAAAATGGCCATAAGTCCATACCTCCGGCCATACGTGATCCCGCTCCCCGTTCCGTGGGCATCCCACTTAGTGATAGGGATAAAGCACGATTGGCTGATCCATTCACCGGACTTGTGCAGGATGCGTGTTTCTACTTCCACACCGCCATCAGAACGGTCTGGTGACTGAAGAACGCAAAGGTCGTTGTCAGCCATTGGCTTACGGATGACCGCCAGCACGGCAGACAGGTCTGCATACTTGGAGCGGAAAGCAGGATTGCTGCTGTCCTTAACAGCGTCCTCAATCAAAGCCTGAGCTTTGACGAGGGCTGGGGCAATAGCGGTGATGCTGTCGGATGTCTTCATCATTGTATTGATCCTTATTGAGCGTTGGCGTGAGATGACTGACAGACGGAAGACATAAGGTCATCGTCGTTGTTCATGATAGTGAGAAGGAAACCAAGCTGATGGTCCTTCGTCACTTTGGTGTATTTGCCGCTGTCTGGGTGGATCAGCGTGATGGTGTCAATGTAGGGAGCGTCTTCGTTGAGGTAGTCAACGTCAACGCTGAGTTCAACTTGGATCAGCGTGAGGCCGGGATAGCCAGGCACATCATAGTCGCTGATCTGCATGTCAACGGGGGCGTAGTAGTCGTAAATCTTGCCATACATATTGCTCATGATTTTCTCCGGCGTATTGGGCCATCAACAAAACCGACCCTATCTGAATTGCTTAGTCTCGTCAAGCATCATATTGACAATCCCCAGAAGTGGGCCTATGGTCTGCTCATGTACACAAGAGATCGCAACAAAATTCTCATCAAGGTCTTCATGCACTTCGGCGGGGCTAGTGCCTTAGCCAGAGAGCTAGAGATTTCCCGTGCGGCTGTAAGCCACTGGAGGGAGGTTCCGTTCAGACATTTGAAGCGGATCTCCGAACTTACTGGCATCTCAAGACGCAGACTGCGACCCGATCTCTATGAATAAGAAAAACAAAGATATTGAGCTAAACCCTGATGATGTGCTGCGTTGGTTCCGTCAGGGGGCTGATACAGCCAAAATAGCCTACCTGTTTAGGGTGTCAGAATCTGTCGTTGCTAATGTCTTGGCTAGGGCGAGGGAAAATGAACGCGATCACAATAACAATGCCGTTCCCGCCCAGTGTGAACCGCCTGTGGAACACGACTAAAACTGGACGGATGCATAGAACGCCAAAGTATAGGGAATGGCAGGAGGAAGCTGGCTGGGTTGTCAGGGAGCAAGTCAGGGGACAATCAATCTCTGGGGAATACACTATAGAAATAATAGCGGTTAAGCCCGACAAACGGCGCCGTGATTTGGGGAACTTGGAGAAGGCTATCAGTGACCTTCTGCAAGAGGTCGGGGTAATTGAGGACGATTATCTCTGTCAAGAAATATTCATATGCTGGGCGGAATCAGGCCCAGAGTGCTCTGTAACAATAAGGAAATATGAAGATGGATAAGGACCTGTACAT